CTTATGATAAAAAGAATAGATTCAGCAAATCATTGGCTTATGTTTGATATTAAAAGAGATATTAACAATGTTGGTGAAAAATGGTTAAGGGCAGATACAAATGATGCAGCATCAACTGGTATTTATTGGGATGGTTTATCTAATGGTTTTAAAGCAAGAACAAATGACCCAATTATAAATGCCTCTGGGGGAACATACATTTACATGACATTTGCAGAACATCCATTTGTAAGTAGTAAAGGAGTGCCAGTAACGGCAAGATAGGAGGACAACGATATGTGTGAATACTGTGGCGGTGGTTGTAGAGGTTGTTAATATTAATTGATTAAGTATATTTTAATATTGTTATTTCTATCGCCGATAGTGTGGGGAGAAACGAACACCGTGTCAAGCACGGTTGTAACTAACTCTACCCCACCTACCGCAAATGCTCCTTCTATAATAAATTCTAACAGCGATATATGTAAGGTTGGGGTGGGGGCTAGTGTCCAGAATAATATAGTAGGACTTGCCAGTGGGGTAGTTATTGACGATGAGCTGTGTCAAAAATTAAAATTAAGTAGGTCCATGTATGCCTATGGCATGAAAGTTGCGGCTGTTTCTATACTCTGTCAAGACCCAAGAGTGTGGGATGCGATGACAGATGCGGGGACCCCGTGCCCTGCAAAAGGTTTTATAGGTGCAGAGGCAGAACAATACTGGACTAACCATCCTTCTGAAATCCCAGACGGAAGTAAATATAAACCAGAATATTTACAAGCTAAAGTAGACAAACAAGAACCTACAGGAGATAATGATGCTCTTAAGAATTTTGGTCTTATGGCTCTTAGTTTATTGCTCTTACTCTAAAGCTGATGTATGTTTACCTAATCATGAAGGATTATGTGAGCCTGGAGTTACAGTCACAGAAGACATACAAGTAGAAGTTACTGAAGAAGATTTAGGAACTGAAATAGTAACCACTACAACAACAACTACGACCACTACTACTACTACTGTTACAAACCAAGATTCAGGTGATATACTAGGCAGTGGTAATGGATATGTTGCTACCAACAAAGAAGGTGACATGGATGTTGATTGGGGTGGTCAAGGTCCTGCTAACATGCCATCTGGTAATAATTGTTACGCACTAGGCTCTGATAAATGTGCACAAATTACTGGTAGTGGAAACTCTACATCTAGTATGGGTGTTTCAGGCATGGGTACAACTTTTATACAAACTGTAGATATATCTGATTTACAAATGAGTAATGGTGGTGAAGTTAGGTATTCTATAGAGGTGGATAAAAGAGACGCACAAGATAGAATATACATGCATATTACTGGAAAAAATGGTAATATAAATATATTTCAAGGCACTGATGTATTATCAGAAACAGGAGTAGCGTCAGGTTATCAATCTTATAATGGCTCTTTTGATTTTGCAGGGACTATAAACAAAGTCGTTATAGAAGTTGGTGGTAGAGATATAAATCTAGCGATAGGTCCATTGTTTGATGATGTTACTGTAAACGTATTATATAATGTGATAAACACAATAGTAACACAGCAGATTACAACACTAGAGGAAATATATTATTTAGATTTATTTTCTACAACAGAGTTAGATTTTGCAGAAGAAGTATTTGAATTAAATGATATTAGTTTTGACGATGTAGGTGACATTGATTTTACACCGATAGAACCTGAGACAGAAGAAGTAACTTATGAAACTGTAGAACTAGAAATACAAGAATTTGAAATAGACTTTGAAATAGATTTACCTGAGCCTGAAATAGTTTCTGTAGAAGTACAAACAGAAATGGAACTAGAACTAGAATTAGAGATGGAAATGGAGATGGACTTACCTGAACCAGAAGTAGAGGAGACTGTGGAAGTAGCTAAATTAGAGGAGCCTGTAGATGAGCAACCAACAGAAGAAGAAACAACAGAACCCGATAGCGAAACTACTGAGGAACCCACTATGGAAGTTAAGGATAGTTCAGAGCAAGAAGAAGTACAACAGGAAGAAACTGAAGAACCCAAAGGACCTGTGAAAGAACAGTCAGCAAAAGAGAAAGCTGCAACTAAAATAGTAAAAAAGATTGACGACAAAGCTAGGTATGATGAATCAAACCAAATGAAAACATTAATTGTTATGCAAATACTTGGCAATACAAAAACATTCTTTGACACACAATCAACTATTATTGATACAGATGTTAATGAATATTTAAATAAAACAATAGAGGATAACTACGGAGTATTATTTGACATGGCACAAGCACAAACAATAGAGGATATGATAAATGCCCAGTATTGAGTATTCGGGGATGAAGGTAACTGGTGGCAAGGTATTTGCTATCTTTACTTTACTAGGTGCATTAGGTGGTGCAGCGTGGACTGGTTTTACTTTTTATCAGGACTATCTTGATATGAAGGAAAAGATTACTCTGTATACCGAGCCTGACCTATCACAATATGATGAGGGTATGGCTGTATTAAAGTCTGAAATAGATATGATACTTGAAGAGATTACACTTGTAGCTGATGTTGCAAAAGATTTAAAGAATGATATGAAAGCAGATTTGCGTCAGATGAATGGAGATATTCGACACATAACAGAAATAGTTAATGATGTAGAGGACAGACAAAAGGAGGATGCTAGAGAGTTATTAGATGAATTAAAATTATTAGAGGAGAAATTAGATTTGAAAATTAATAAAGCATTAAACAATCCATTAAATAACATGTCAGCAAAGGTAAAGTAATGAAGATAGATGTAAAAATAGTTGCACCATATATAATCATGGCTTGTGGTTTTGCCATGACATGGGGTATGTGGACTGAAAGACTATCGGCGGTAGAAACAAAGGTAGATAAAATTACACAAATGCAAACAGACATAGCAATAATAAAAGAAAAGATTATGTGGATGGAATCCTACTTAATCAATGGAGATGAATAATGGCGACATATAAATCATTTGCAGATTTAACTGACCAACAAAAACAACAGTTTGGTGATGAAGATTCATATAAAAAATTTATGGATACTAATATTACTGAGGATACACCTATAACTCAAACTACTCAGCCAACAGCTACACCACCTGTTGAACCTCAACAAACTCTTACTGACCCATCACAATTTGCACAAGCACAAGTTGGAGCAGCAATAAGACAACCAACATTACCACAAGGTGGTGCTGTTATGCCTGGTCTTGCACTTCAAACTCCTACTACAGCTACAACACAAACTACACCAGGATTAACTGGTATGGTTCAAGCTGCCGTACCAACAGCAACAGCGGCACCTACAATAACTGCTGCACCCGCAGCTACTGCATCACAAATAGCACAACAACCTCAAGTAACAGGACCACAATATCAAGCAGTCACAGGACAAACTACTCCTCAAATGACTGCAGCTCAAGGAACTGTATCTCAACCTTTGGTAGCACAGCAAGAAGATTTAACTTCTTTGCCTCCTGAAGCTACTGTTCAAGGACAATTAGCAAACATATCACAAGCAATACAACAATCTGTAGACGAGGGTAAACCTTTACCTGCGTTTGCACAGGGTGCGAAACGTCTTGTGGATTCTGCTATGCAACAAAGAGGATTAGGTGCTTCTAGTATTGCTGCAGAAGCATTAGCACAAGGTATATTACAATCATCTATACCAATTGCACAACAAGATGCACAGTTTTTTCAACAAGCTATATTTCAAAACTTAAATAATAGACAACAAGCAGCAGTATTAAATGCACAACAATCTTTTGAAATGGATAGAGCTAATCTATCTAATAGACAACAAGCTAGTTTAACTAATATACAATTAAGACAACAAACATTATTATCTGACCAATCTGCAGAAAATGCATCTAGACAGTTTAATGCACAGAGCACTGCACAAACAGACCAGTTCTTTGCTAGTTTATCTAATCAGATTAATACTAATAATGCACAAAGAACAGATGCTATGAATCAGTTTGCAATATCAGAAAAAAATAGAATAGCAGGTATAAATGCAGGTAATGAAATACAAGTTCAAGAAGCAGATGCACAAAGAGAAGCTGCTATCAACCAGTTTAACACACAGTTAGAAGACCAAAGACAGAGATTCAACGTGGAAAATCAAAGACTAATAGACCAATCAAATGTTACTTGGAGAAGAAGTATTAATACTGCAAACACTGCAGCTATTAATGCAGCTAACCAAACAGATGCACAAAACTTGCTAAATATATCTAACTTTGCTTTAAATGCTTTATGGCAACAGTGGAGAGATGAAGCATCTTGGGTAAACACAGCATCTGAGAATGCATCTGAAAGAGCACATAATATAGCCATAGCTGCACTTGAAAGAGAAACAGAAATGGCATTGATGAGTCAAGCATCTAAAGACGAACTAAATGGTATTTTAGGTGAGTTAGCTATAAAGATTTTTTCTAACGTAGCCTTAGGAGGAGGAGGTTCTACATAATGTCATTAGGATTAGGTACAATATTTACAGGATTAAGTGCTCTTTTAGGAGATAAAAGAACAGGTGGTGGAGACTCTCTTAGAATGACAGCAAGAAAAGTTTCACAAGCAATAGATTTTAGTAGTCTGCAAAGACCAATGCAAGACCCTAAAAAGCCAGAGGAGGTAAAAGGATATAGAGCAATACCATATGAACAGCTAAATAAAATATGGGATGATATATTAAGAAGTGCATATACTGATGCCTCCGTAAAACAAGATACAACAAGGTTAATAAAATGAGAAAGATAGAACCTAATATATTTGATGCACCAGTGCCAGGTCAATCATTAACAGATACGCCTAAAAATTATGTGTGGGAAAATCCTGCAAGATTTGCAAGTGTAGAAGATGCATCTTTATTTATTTACAAAGAGTTAAATAAAAAAGATATTTTAAAAAGAGTTATAGTTTTATTAGAGGCAGGATTATCTGTTGAGGCTGTAACTAGAGTCATAGTATTTGGAGGTTTTATAGAGGGTGCTTTCTCTGTGGATACATCATTATTACTAACACCCTTAGTGCAAAAGATGGTATTTGCAATAGGTAAAGCTGCAGGTGTAGAAAATTTAAAACTAACTAGACCTAGAAAGAAAGAATCTATGGAGTTTATAAAACAATTATATGAATCAAGAGGATACCAACCTACTAAAAAAGACATGAAAAAAGTAGAGGCAATGATGGAAGATATGCCTAAAGGTATAATGACAAAACCAGAGGAGAGTAAATAATGGGATTACTTAGTTCAAGTTTCATATCAGGTGTAGGTAGAGGGTTACTAGACATTTATGATAAAGCTGAGGTTATTAGTAATGAGGGATTAGAAAACATGAAAGTTGCCAGAGCTGAGGTAACTCAAGAGCTAAAAGATATCGGCGATAGATATGATAAAGCACAATCACTGGCAGATTCTGTAGGCGGTGGTGAATTTGCTAATTATTTATTTGATGTAGAGGGAATAGATAATTTAGCTGCACTACAAATATTAAAACCTGGTGACAGACAAAATCAATTATCACAATTAAAAACAAATTTTAATAATCTTCCAGAAGAATCTAGATTAAAATACTCTGAAGGTGACTACTCAGAAAAATTAAAGATGGGATTAGAACAGGAAACAGAGAAAGTTAAGCAAGGACTTGTAGCTAATAATAACATGGGTCAGTCAACAGCAAATACTTTGGCAGGTAAAATACAAAGGAGTGTTGATAGAACTTTTGAACCTAGAAGAAGAGACATAGTAGAATCTTTACCTAGCCCTACAATGAGAGAACCTAGACCAGTGCAAGGTGCTTTTGATACAATACCAATGTTGGGTGATGACGCTGATATACCTTTTCTTGATAAGAGCACAGATGACCAAATAAAATTTACTAATGCTTTTAATACTTATTTTAAAGACAATTATACTAATATAAATGGTCAAGTAATGGATACTAAAGTTGACACTGATTTAGTAGCTATTTTAAACAGAGCAGCACCTACACTTCAAGTGGATATTAGAAATGTAAATGAAATTTTGATGGAATTAAGAGGTGCAGAGCCAGTAACATTAGAGGGTTTTAAAAGAAATTTATTAATGGAAGATTATTTTAATACTGTGCAAGGTGAGGGTAGTTATGGTGATGGTAAATTAACGTTACTTAGAAACAATTATTTAGGTGGAGGTGCGGATGTGCTAAATGAGGCTATTAAAATTGTTAGTCAAATGGATTTATCAAGAAATGGAATGATTACAGAATTAGTAAACAATTTTTATATTCCTAGAGATGTAGCTGAAGAAGGACTTAGCCAACTAGGTATTTCATAATGTCTGTTGAATTATTAAGACAAACAGCAGAACAATACCAATCAAATAGGTCTAGATTTAAAGTCTCGGATATAGAAGATTTTAGATTGAGTGATGATGTTTTAAGCATAAAACCATCTGAATTAAAAAGTTTTGCTGATGACCCCGATGAAGAAAAATCTAAATATGAATCAATGGGATTTGCATTTAGGTTAGGTATAACAGATACATTAAGGGGATTAAGTCAGATAACTGGTCTTGGTTTTGATGAAGATGAAATGAAGAAAGAACAAAGACAGCTTTATGATTTAATGGAAGAGCATGGTGGATTGGTTAAAGGTGCTTATTTTGCGGGTGCATTATTAGACCCTGCAACTTGGCTGATACCTTTTGCAAAAGCTAAGTCTTTATATCAGATGGCGGGTTTTGGTATGGTATCTGGTAGTGTGGCGGGTGCAGCGGGGTATGTAGATGAAGAATCATTCCTAAATACTAGAACTAAACAAATAGGTGCAGGTGCAATAGGTGGTGGTATAGTAGCACCAGGTTTTGGACTACTAAAAAATTTAGGTGTAACAATAACGGGTAAGGGTAAAAAAATACCACTAAAAGACCCTGATAGATTACACAAAATGAATTTTACTGCTGATGACGCAGATAAACTAAAATTAAATCCAATATACTTAAAAGGCAGACAAGTTAGCCCAAACGTAAAAGAACTAGTAGAGGGTGGTTTTAAAGGAACGAGAATAGTAGAAAAAGCGGGTCCAGAAAGACTACAATATATTAGACCTAGTGATAGAATACCATATACCCGATTTGTAGAAGAATCAGACGCTAAAAATTTTGGCATAAAAAAAGAACAGTTTCCTGAGGGTAAAGTAAATGTTAGAAGTGAACAAGAATTAGATAAAATGGTAGTATTGAACCAGAATATGAAGGGCAGATATTTAAAAGGACCAAGAGCATTTTTTAATAGATATGTAGCACACCCTTACAGAGAAAAATTTGGTAACAAATTATGGAAGAAAATATCTACAACTGGAGAGGGAGGGTTGAGTGCAACAGGTGGTGCGATTGGTTTTACTAGTGCTTATAGTGAACCAACTGTTAGTGCGGATGAGCCTTTCAGTTCAAAATTAGGAGCGGCTTTTTTAGGAGCTGTTAGTGGTTATTTGACAGGTAAGTATGTTTTAAAAACTAAAATGTCTACCGTAAAATCTTGGTTTTCCAAACCTGGTGCAGAACTTAAAACTAAAATAGGTCAGGAGGGAGTACCAGTTGATTTTACTTTTGGTGAATTTTTAGCCAGAGGTTTTTTAGATAATTTTACAAGAGACTATAAATTGATAAAACAAAAATCAGTTGGATTGGAGGGAAGTATCGTGGCTCAATATGATAATGTGGTTAAAAATTTAGATAGATTATCTGCAGGTGAACTTGCTGTTGTAACAAATTTGTTAGAGGGTGATATAACAAACGCAGTTGTAAAAAATAAAACATTAGAGCAAATAGCAAAAGATGCAAGAGATGTGATACAAAATGGTATGCAACTCATGGTTGATTATGGATACTTAAAAAAATCAACTTTAGATAGAAATATAAATAGGTATTTATCTAGATTGTATTTAGATAATGATAGAATAGATGTTAAAACAATAGCAGACTCACTAAGAGCTAGAGGACATATATATAAAGCAACTCCTGAGGAATATATAAATACTCTTAGATTTCAGTTACCAACAGAGGCAGACGGAAAAACAATAAAAAAGATTGTGGCGGGTACAAAGGAAAAACCAGAACTAATAAACCATAGAGGTTGGGAACTTCCTGAGGGGGTTACACTAAAAGATTTACAATCCAAAGCAGGTATTCAAAGATTAAAAGACAAAGGTTTTATAGATGACAATGGTCTTATTTCATTACGATGGGAACTTTCTAAAACAGAAAGATTAGCAAAAGAAGAGATAGAGGATGCTGCATTACTAATAAATCAAACCATGAGAATACAATCATCAGCAATAGGTGACGCTAAATTTTATGATGACTTAGCTAAGTTTTATGCTGTGAACAAAACTGATAAAAAATATGCAAAGTTAAGTGAAGAACAAATGAAAAAACAATTTGACTTATATAAAATACCAACTTCAAAAATAGGTCAAGGTGAAAGTTCTTACAATAGATATGGTAACTTAGCGGGTAAATACGTTCCAAAAGAAGTTTTTATATCTGTTTTAGATAGACAAAAATATAGAGAAAGTTCATTAGCTGAACTGATGAGACCTTATAGGAAGCTGCATCAATTGTGGAAAGCAAGTAAAACTGCATGGAATCCAACAGTGCATGTTAATAATGTAATGGGTAATTTTTTCTTTACTGATTTTGCAGATGTAGAGTTTAGAAATCTACCAGAGGCAGCAAAGATGTTGGCTAGACATAACTCAGACTCTCCATATAAATCAGAGATAGTTCACTTAGCAAGAAAATATGGAGTCTTTGATGCAGGATTTGTTGATAAAGAACTTAGAAATACTGACAGGAGAGCATTTGAATCTGTTTATAAATATGATTTTGATAAAAATGAATGGCACAACGCTGTTAGCATATCTAGAAAGTTATTAAACTTAGTAAAAGTTAAAAAAGTTACTGACACTGCTGAAGATTTATATAGGTTAGAGGACCATATATTTAGATTAAACGCATTTATAGATAGGTTACAAAAAGGTTATACAGCAGACGAGGCTGCCCTATTCGCTAGAAAACAATTTATAGACTATGATATACAAGCACCAGTTATAAACGCTCTTAGACATACCGTAACTCCTTTTCTTGCATTTACATATAGAGTAATACCAATACTGGCAGAAACAGCGGTGTTGAGACCTTGGAAATTTGCTAAATATGGTATGCTAGGTTATGCACTGAACAAAGCAGGTGAAATGTTTGGTGGTGGTGACCCAGAAAAAGAAAGAGCTGCAATGGAAGCAGATGTTAGAAAAGGTGGTAAAATTTTAAACTTAGGTATCATGCCATATAAAAATTTAAAGTTACCTTTTACTGACAGTGAAGGTCAATCTAAATACATTTTTATAGAAAGGTTTTTTCCTGGAGGTGATGTCTTTGAAATGGGAAATGGTCCACTGCCATTTTTACCTGCCCCACTACAATTTAGTGGTGGTATTTATGGAGATGTTATAACTTCTTTATTAGGATATGATTTATTTACTGGGAGAGAAGTTGAAGGTAGAGGTCTTTCCGCAGGTGAGGATATATCTTTATTCGTTAGTAGCCTAGCATCTAAATTAATACCTAACTTTCCTTTCTTACCAGGTTCTTATGCAACAAAAAGAATAGACAGGGCTACTAGAGGACAAGAAACTATTTTTTCAGAAAAAGAAAGTGAGTTTCAGGCGATACTAAATTCAATTGGTATAAAAGTTAGTAACGAATCTGTTGAATCACTACAAGCAAAAATGTATTTAGAGATGAATAAAAAAGCAAATAAAATTAATAAAAAAAGAAGAAGTTTATATAGAAAATTTTCTAATGGTGAAATATCAAAAGCAAAATATGATAGAGAAGAAAGTAAATATGCTGCTAAATTAGAGGAACTAGCAAGAGATTATGGTTTAAGGATAGAGGGGTACGAACCAAAACTTATTAAAGAACCAGATATATTATTAAAGTTATTAGGTAATGCACGAGAATTAGATTATAAGACAGGACAAGAATATAGAGAGGAGTAGACATGTTTAATATGTTACTAGGTCCCATCACTAATATAGTGGGAGATACAATAAAAGGTTTCGTAGAGACAAAGAAAGCAAAAGCTGACTTAGCACTTACTGAGATAAAAGCACAGAAGTCGCTCAAAGAGCAGCAAATAGCAGGAAAAGTTGCGTGGGAAGCATCGGCGGTAGACCAAATGAAAGGGTCGTGGAAAGACGAATTTGTTTTACTAGCCCTGATGATACCTGCGATTTGTAGCTTCCTGCCCTTTATGCAACCACATATAGCAAGAGGGTTTGAGATTCTAGAAACTTTACCAGAATATTATACACACCTTTTATATCTTGCATGTTCTGTATCACTAGGTGTTAGAGCAGCACCAGGTATCAAAGGTATGATTAGTAAAAAGAAATAGGAGGTAGTATGGTTGATGTAGTAAAAGATGCTCTTAGAGAACAGATAAAAGAGCATGAAGGGTATAGACTAGATGTTTACAAGGACACACTAGGATTCGACACAGGGGGCTATGGTCATAAAATAATCCCTGGAGAGGACATACCAACAACAAAAGAAGGTTGGGATGAGTTATTTGAAAAAGATTTTATTAGAGCATGGAATGGTATGGAAGATATCTGTGCTGAATATAACCTAGATATACCAATTAAAGGCAAGTGTATTCTATGCGAGATGACCTTTCAAATGGGAGCTACAGGTGTTTCTAAGTTTAGAAATATGATTCTTGCATTGCAAAGTCATTCGTATATGGATGCGGCAGCCGAGATGCTCGATTCTAGGTGGGCAAAACAGACCCCAAATCGT